TCGTGGGCTCCTTCTTAACAAAGCACTCTATCCGCCGCCTATGTGGCACGTCAAGGGTCTCCCAAACTCGCTTCACCGCCAACACCTGTGAAGGCTTGGACAATTCGGCAGCGGTTTCTTCCAAGGACATTGGATGCCCTGATCCTGGTGACGTGACAATTAGGTGGCAGAACTCATGAGCAAACTCTTCAATCTTCTTGCCTGGCAACTTCTTGTTCTCGACGAACGTGATCCTCCTGTCTATCGATGTCGACAGGGCCTCCCAGCGTTTTATCATCGGCGCCAAATTGCTATCGCTAACAATGGGGCTCGAGTACGCTCGGTAGTTGACTTCCGGCCTGTCGGCATGCATAGCTAGAGGCCAGTGGACTTTCACGCTTTGAGTCCTCGCCATCTCTGCTATCGGTTGTATGTTATGCGTTGTCCTTCTATAATACTGGCCGATTAAGGCCAGCTCAGTTGTATCTTTGATGCCGTATTGCAATGCGCGGGTGGTGACGGACTGCTCAGAGCCTAAGCTCATGAGCACGTCGAATTGCGCCTTGTCGATCGTAACATGGGCATCTTGGCCTTGTCTACCAAAATCCACTACTCTCTGTCCTTTGTCCCCCGATGACGCCAAAATATTCCAACCAACCCTATCCGCATCAGTAAACTTAACGCGGGAGGGGCTTCTAGCCAACAACTCAGTTGGCAAGAACACATGGTGCCAAAAAGCATAGCAGGGGACAAGCCAAACAAGCGCCCTATGAGGACAATTAGTCCAGGGCCTAGCAACGTGGACCTTGAATATAACCCTTCGCTCGAAACCAAAGAAACCGGCGAGCTTCCCAAACTGTATTTGCTCTGAAGGTGTGCGAAATAGCATATACTCTCCAAAAGCACTCCAGTCCCAAATTTTATGTTGCCACTTGCCTCCTCCGGGCACATTATAGTGGACTTCATCGTCGATAATAGTAAAGTTGCATTCACCGTCTTTACCAGCGACTGTGGTGGGTTGGAAAGTGTGGAAAATAGCGGGGTTACCCCCGCCAAGCCATTTATCCCACTCACAGACGTAGTAATCGGTGTCAATGCACGTGACAACTTCTCCATGCTTAGGCGCATCAATATGGAAATCCATCGCCAAATCGCCTGGGGACACGTGCGGATGTGCTCCTTTACTATCATCAGAACTCTTTGCAGCGGAGTTAATTTCAAACTTCCGCATGCCGATGCTATCAATTGCCGCAGATATTGCACGGCGCGCGGCATCACGGACCGCCCCGCTGATGGGATGGCCGTTATCATTGCCACGATATGGTTCTGGGTTGATGACATAGTTTGAGGGGTACCAAGGCACTGATATGTCGGACTTAGTCTTATCTAACAACAACCTTTGTAACGCTATAAGCAAACTTTGCGAAGTGCTGTACGGTCCCGATTGACGGTAGCGCTTCAAGGATCTCACTGCCCAGGCAAGAATAGCAGCTATACCTGTTCGTAACACGACTCTACGCAATGTTGAGGATGTTAACAATTGACGGAGATACTGAGCCAAGCTCAGCAAAGATTGCATAATAATTGGTAATCAC